TATTAGACTGAGTAGTATGTTGTACATAGGATGAACGAATCCGTTCCGAGTCGGCTTACTTGCGTCCTGAATGTATCAGGATGAACGATTTGTGTTAATACTAACACAGTCCTATTATATAGTCAAGTAGTTACGTAAATTTGTTACATCGACCCTACAGAGCAAAAAAATACCCCGATTTTTTGTCGGGATATAATGGAATTAAAAGTTGAATTTCGTTTCACCCCTTTCTTCTTTTCTTTTTAGTTGCTTGCTTAGCTTTATGACCCCATAGCTTAGGACTTACATTTCCTTGACCGAATCGTATTTCCTTTAAACCTTGTTTAAACTTATCGTAATACATATCAAACAAATTAGTCTTAGTTCCTCTAGTCAAATCATATTTAACTTGATCATCAATAACATACGTTATAATATACGCATCTGTAGGAAATTCTACAGAATTGACATCTTGAAGAGATCCATTCTCAACTAACATTTCACAACCATAAACAGATTTAATGTTACCTGCTTCTTCTGTTGTCCAAAGAGATACTTTCTTCTCTGGTTTTTTTAACTCAGGTGCTTCTTTTGTTTCGTTGGTCATGCTCTACCACCCCAAGTAATATCAGGAAATGCTTCAGATACAACATCTTTAGTAATCTTATACTTTTCCTCTAATCTACCATCCTTAACTAATATAAGAATCTCTGCTTCTAATGGATGTAATCCTTGAAGTACGTTTATAAACATAGTTTCTCTACGAAGAGAACTCATACTAGGGTTTCCACCCTTTAAAAAATTATAAAACTTAGTAAATTCTTTACGAATAGTTGTTCTTCCTTGATCTTGAGATCCAAGAGATTGAGATCCAATTTCTTTCATTTTACCTACAGCATCATTTATCTTACTAGATAATGATCCTGATGTCATTTCATCTTCAATATTACTACCATAAGGAACCTCACCTTCAGGTAAAAGAGTTTCGATAGTATCATCAAAATTCCAAATTAATATTGCCTTTATTGAAGGATCTCCATATCTCTGAAGTACTTGAACCTTATTTGCCTTACTTCTCATCTTAGAAGCAGCATCAAGAACCTCATATGAAAAAGGATTCTTGGGTAAATCAGGGATCTTCTGTGCAACTGTTCTAGGTTTTGTTGCAGTAACCTTTGTCGACTTCTTTCTAGTCGTCGTCTTCTTCGTCGTTGTCATAATTGTTTTCAAATCTAAATGCTACAATTTCATCTGGAACTAGGTTTCCATTACCATCAAACATTTCAGGATGTACCTTAATATCATGATAGTTCATAAAGTATTCTCTGGCAACCCAACCACCAATGGCTCCAACTATAAGGAACAATATCGTTAGAAAAGATCCAAATACTAAACTTGTTGCTAACATGTCTCGTTCTCCTATTTTTAGTGTAGTAATATGTGATGGTTTGATTTTCTTTGGTTTTCCTCCTGTTAATATAAACTCAAAACCACGATCAATATTATAATCTGATTTATTTAGTTTATTGTTTGACAATCTGATTTTCTTTAAGGAACTGGACTGTGTCAACACATCCTCCTAACTTTTTACCATCAACAACTACTTGGGGGAACGTAGATCCCTGACCAAATTCACCATAAAATGAATCACGATCAAAGTGTTGTCCTAAATTATACACTACATATTTACTTTCTGTCAACTCTAAAACTTCTTTTACTTTTTCACAATATGGGCATCCATCCCTAGTATAAACAGCAAAGTTCATTGTGGTATCTGATAAAAAATTATTTAGTATCTATTATAACACTAATTACCAAGAACTAGACATAAAATATTGTTCTGAAGATACTTTTCTTCCACGTTTAGTAACTGCTATTGCTGTAGGAATATAATTTGTATTATCACTACTAGTTACAATCTCATCAGTAAGTTCTTTACCTAAAACTGTATTAGCAGAAAGAACATTAGTAACACCAATTGAAATATGAGCAGTTTCATCCATTATCTGCAATCTTCCAGCAGTTAATTGAATTCCATTGGTGAAATGAAATCTATCATTAGAATTCTGCCACAAGATAGACTTATCTGTGGTTCCTTTAATTATTATTCCACCACTATTAGCAGTCTCATTATTAGGAGATCCTACAACAAAGGTTCCAATTCCAACACCATTACCATTAATAACCTCACTTAAAGTAATAGATGATGAAGCTATTGATACTATAGTAACTCCACTACCTAAATCTAAATTACCCGTAGCCTGAGCTAAGGAAACAGAAACTTTAGGTATTAAATTATCTGTAGGATTACAATTAGTAACAATAGATGATCCAGCACTTATTGATCCTACAAAATTTTCAGTCTCGGTAGAACCTAAAATAATATCTTTAGATTTTGTTTTTAAAACTTGAGATTTTAAATCAGTAACATCACCCTTTATAGTAACACTACCACTGAAAGTAGATATTCCTATCGTTCTTAAATTTCTAACATTATCAATATCTTCATTATAATTAACCTCTTTAATCCGTGTATCGCCATTTATATTAACCGTACCAGTGAAGATTGAATTACCTAATACATCTAATTTTGTACTAGCGGATTTTCCTATACCAAGATTACCATCAATTCTACTATTACCTAAAACAACAAAATCATCACTTGTAGGTAATCCACTTATTGCATAATATAATCTACCGTGACAAAGGAATGTTACCTTTGATCCAGGATTAGAAAATCCAATTAAAGATTGCCCTGAACCTAATTTTATATCAGGTCTAGTATATGTTTGCCCTGGTCCAATCTGAAAACCATAATCTAGATACTCATCAGAATTAAATTCACTTATACCACCATCAGAAACACCTAATTTTACTGTCGCTACATCAGGTCCTAAATTACAAATAGATAATGTTACTTTAGATTCAGATCCTGCAGGAGCAGTAAATAATGCTTGCTTTAATACTCCAGTAGATATTGTATGACTAAGAACACCAGATTTTACAGGATTTATTACATCACTATACGTTTGTCCATAAAATAAGAAATTTACATCAGTTTCAGTGGATCTACATACTAATTCTTGACCTTCACCTAAATAAATATTCTCAGTTTCAATTACTTCTCCATACTTAACATATCTATTATACTCAAAGTATCTTACATCACTACCAAACCTATATCCAAGTTGGATTCTTGAAGGATTATAATTCTTACTACCAATAGTTACCTTACCTACTGTTAACTTATTAGAAGGTCCAGTAAAAAGGTTGATAACTGGACCAGGAGATGGTATAGTAGCGTTTAATAAACCAAAATGGGCCATTTATAGAACAACCAAGTACAATTTTAAATATTTATATGATTATACTAACAGGGTCAAAAGGATTTATAGGTCAGAACTTTCTTAAGTATCTGATAGAGCATTCGGATGAAGAAATCATCACGGTTGACGAGCATGACTGTTGGGATTGGATAGCATACTTTAAGGACTGGGATAAAGTATCCCTTATATTACACCAAGGAGCGATCTCAGCAACGACAGAAACAGATATAGATAAACTCCATAGAACTAATGTTTGGTTCACTATAGAACTGTTTGAGAGGGCAATAGAGCATCAAATAGACGTTAAGTTTGCCTCATCTGCATCAGTATATGGCAATACACGAAAGAGTTTATTTGCAACTACTCCCAATAAAATATCTCCATTAAATTACTATGCTATCACTAAGCTACAGATTGATTATTACATACAAGACAACCTAGATAAGTTCTCATCTATTCAGAGTTTTAGATACTTTAATGTGTATGGAGAAGGAGAAGATAAAAAAGGAGATCAAGCAAGTCCAGTACATAAGTTTACCAAACAAGTAAAGGAAACAGGTAAACTAAAACTGTTTGAAGGTTCAGGTAAATATCTAAGAGATTTTATTTGGGTTGGGGATATAGTAGAAATCGTTCTTAATAATGACAAACCATCTGGGATATATGATCTTGGAACCAGTAGTCCAGTTAGTTTTAAAAGTGTTGGTGAATTAATAGCAGCAAAATATAATGGGAAAATAGAATATGTTCCATTCCCAGAACATCTAAAAGGAAAGTATCAATACCTAACTATCGCAGAGAAAATATGGGACTATCAGTTCGTAAACGTAGCACAATATCTTAATCTCCTATAAAAATTCTATGAGAATCCTCATCAAAATGTTGTGTAGAAAATTCAAATAACTCAGAATCCACCATAGCATACATTTGATGTCTCATCTTTCTTGGAATATGAAATTTATCTCCAGGTTCTAAAATTTTACTTTGCGACAATCCTATATTATTATCAAACCCATAAAATAAATGTATTCTACCTGATTGTAAATAAAAAGTTTCATCTTTTAAAAGATGATAATGCCAAGAACATCTCTTAGATTTATTAAAAAATAAAAGCTTACCACAATATTCTGGGGTGTTACATATCCACTTCTCGTAACCCCAACCTTTTTGTACAAATTTAATCTCTGAAGAAGTCATCACAGTTTACTCCTTTATCATCTATGAATAAATCCGAATGTGGTTTACCCATAATTAATTCATTGTACTTACATCCCCACTCATCCAATTGATCCTTTGTAAGATCAAATAGAACTCCTTCTGCTCTTACAGAAGCAATAGAATGAGGTTGATCTGAAAATCTACCCATCGCTCTCGCAGTAAAGTAGATAATATAATGACCTTCATCATATAAATTATTTATTTTTTTAATTCTATCTTGCCAAGGTTCTGCTTTATGGTAATCCCTACCTACAGTTGGTGTGCAAATAGTACCATCTATATCAATGCAATATCTTTTGGACATCTTCCTCCGTTAAAATGTAAGTGCCTGGTTGTTGAACAGCAATTCCTGCTGCTCTGTTACCCAACATAAGGGATTCATCTATGTTGTTAGTAGTTATATACCCGTAGACAAGTGCTGCTAAGAAAGTATCTCCAGCACCAACTACATCATATACATTAACCTTTTCTGCTGGATATAATGTATTATTGTAAATACAACCTTCAGATCCTTTGGTTACTATTAGATTGTCTATATTATAGTCATCTAACTTTTCATATTCTACATCATTTATTTTAATAAAGCAATTATCTTTGTTAGGAAGTATAGATTTCTTACTATCAATAAACACAGGACAAGTTGCACTATCTACAATTTCAAATATTTTCTTGGTTGTAAGATACCCTTTGTCATAATCAGATATAACAATAGCATCAAAACTATCTGTTGCTACAGGTATCATAAGAGGTTTTATCTTTTCCTCATTATCAACCCTAAGTATCTGTTGATTAGATTTCTCATCAATAAATCTTGTCTTAACTAACTGTTCATTATTAGTTAAGAATGTAATATCAAGACCAAATGATTGTAAGTTTAAACAAACGTTACCTGCCATACCAGATTTAGTTTTTATCTTAGCATAATCCAAAACAGGAACAGGTGCTTCTGGACTTATCCGAGTACATCTACCATAGATGTATTCATCCTCACAACTATCACCCAGTAACAGTACTTTCATTAATCTTTTTGATTACATTACTGCTGGCATATCCACCTACTCTAGGAAGATGTCTTACCTCACCAGCGTGTTCCCAACCAACTACATCACC